TGTAGTTACATCATCTCTTGGAGTTGGGGGTGCGTTGTCATCGCCACCAGATGTTGAATTGGTAAAAGGAGAACTCTTACCAATGAACAAATAGTATGTAGATGCAGCAGCTTCAGAGAATGACTCAAAGAACTGTTCTGCATTATGTTGTCTGAATTTTTCAGTAATAATCGCTGCCATTGTTTTTTCCTATAATCTTATTTATTCGGTATCTGTGGGCGGAGTATCAAAAGGTGTATCGCCCGGCTCAAAATCTTTATCGCCTGTCATGTTAATCTCCTATTTGTGTTGCACCACATAACCATGAACTTTTGCAACCGTTGTGTCATCAGCATCAATTGTAAACCTAGACATCAACTGTGTTCCAGTTGGTTGTGATGTTAAGTCAACCGTTGCAGTATAGATTCTCTTAGTTGCGTGTCCAGCATATGCACCTTTATCAACTAGAGTTGCCGCAGTGAATGTTGTTCCGTTATCTCTACTCAACTCATACTTCAACGAATCTGTGTTCAATGTTCCAGAACCAAGTTCTGCAATAACAAGAACTCTTGCTTCTGTTGGTGTAGTAGATACTGTCTTTGCAGTTGTCTTTCTAGTCAATGCCCCTGTTTGCGTAACATTTCTCTTGAACTTAATTCTACGCATGGTTTCAACAGCGCCACCATCATAGTTACCCCAAGTATATTGGAAGTTACTTGTTTCAGTAACAACGGTATTACTTATTGGATCATCTGTTAGTGATCTATCAGCAGTGTTGATATAGTATGGGCCTCTAACTTGAGTTTGATTAGATGTTCCATTACCAATAATTTTGATAAAGATTCTATCTGAACTATCTACACCCATCTGGAATTTTACTGGATATGATCCACCGTAATAGTTTGCAGTTACCCCCGGCACAGTAAAAGTGGGCCCATTAGAACCCTCATAGAAAGGTTGGATAGTAACACTACCACTTGTTGCATTGTTTCCACTACCGAAGTATGTGTAAAAATATGTATCCGTTCCAGATGAATTTTTACCGCTGGTTACATTACTCCCACTTTGACTGTCATACCATGCCTCACTTGCTTCAGCGGAAGCGTTTGTTGTGGTTGTTCCAAATCCACACCATCCATATCCATTGATTTCCCATTCAATAAAACTATCACTAGGGAAACCACCAGACTTTGTGGTGTTGTGTTCTCTAAAGTTGTTGCCGCCAGGAGATGCAAGTGTTAGATAATCACCATAAGTCGCATCACCATAAGTCCATGTAGAATATGTTCCATTGCCAGTATATGTTTGAACTGTTGCAGAACTATCTTCATCAACAAAACTGCCACCACTCAGAGAGTTGTCAGCCTGTTCTCTAGCGGTAGAGTTAGTTGCAGTTTCCAATCCAGTAGAGTCTTGGAAATCATCTGAACGCCCAGAAACCATCTCTGCAATATTAAAGTTGTTATCTACAATACGATTGATTTGTAAAAGAGCAATCTCATCTTTCAAACCAGTTGTTGAGTTTGCAATTGTAGAATCAAGTCCATCAATTTTTGATGTCACAATACCAGCAGTTGTATTAATCTTTGCGTTTGTGATACCACCATCTTTCAACTGCAATTGATTAGATGCAATTTCAATAGTCGAATCATCAACAGCACTAGATGCAATCTTTGATGTGTTTACAGCACCAGTTGCAAGTGCGTTAGTTCCAATAGTATCAATTGCCATAGTTATCTATCCTTATGCGATTGCAGGAGCACCGAATCCAGCACCAATCATTGCCCATCCATTTGAACCTGTCCAAACGAGTGTTACTTGGTCACCAGCATCAGCAAATGTAATTGTTGAACCGTTCAAGAAAGTTGTTGGTGTTAAAACAACATCACCACCACCATCTACTTCTAGAATGATATTGATTGTTGTTCCGACAACAGATGCATCTGCAAGAGTAGCAGTTTCAGCACCAGCACTTGAAGTGATAAGAGTTACGCCCACAGTTGGATCTACTACAAGAACTGTTGAACCATCACCTGTAAGTGATGCTTCTGAAAGTGTAACCTGGCCATCAATATTACCTGTTACGTTACCTGTTACATTACCTGTTACATCACCAGTGATATTACCAGTGAATACACCAGCGATTGCACCGGCACCAGTAATTGTGGGTGCAGTCAATGTCTTATTCGTTAGTGTCTGTGTTGCAACTTCTGATACAAGAGTTGAGTTCGCACCAGCAGGAAGCAACAATTCGTTTGTTACTGCCGCACTGTGTGGTTGTGGTTTGATTGTCTGTCCGTGTGCATTAGTTTCACAGTTAAGAACAATTGCACCTTCTGTTGCAGAACCATCACCACGAACTTCAACGATTTGAGTTGCAGCAGTCAACTGTAGATTACCAGATGATGTTGAAACATTACCTGTTACATCACCAGTTAGATTTCCTGTTACGTTACCAGTTACGTTACCAGTTACGTTACCTGTCACATCACCAGTAATGTTACCAGTGAATGTTCCAGCAATTGAACCAGCACCAGTAATTGTTGGTGCAGTCAATGTCTTGTTGGTTAATGTCTGTGTTGCAGTATTCAGTGTTACTGTGTCTGTTGTAAGAGTAGAACCATCACCCAATAGAGTGTATACTTCTACGAAGTTGGCGTTGACTTTGCCCGCACCTGTGCGAAGATCGTCACCTGTACCGTCATTCGCAGAAGTTCCACGCCCGATTGCTTGATATGCCATTTTGGTTTCCCCTGTTTAATTCTTTACAATGTTATTTATAAGGTTTCGTCAAAGGTATGAACACTTTCATCAAAGGAAATATTCAATGCATCCATTTGTTTTGATGGAGCACCTTCATCGAAACTGTTTCCTGTTTCATCGAATGAGAAAGTATCCTCATCCAAAGATGTATAATATAGTCCAGAAGTTGCTAATGGAGCACCTTCCTCATCAAACAGATTTCTTGTATTATCAAATGTCAAGAATGTTTGATCAAATGCGTTTGTTGTATTAGATGATACAATGATTTCGCCTGGAGGCGGTACATTGATTTTGGTTGAGAATGCAGTTAATGGAATATTACCAGAACTGTCTGATACCTCATTAATACGATACTGTCCAAACTGATCGATGTTATAATATGCACGATTGTTATCATTGTTCCTTGCAGTTCTACGAATGCCTGGATAGTGTGGTATGTCCTCTGTGGTTTCAATAGGTGGCACTGCAAATGCATACTTAGGCAACAAGTCTAGTGTTGGGCCTGAGTAATGCGATTCTCTTCCAACCACACCAAATGAAACTGAAACCGCACTTGTTAATGTAACTTCTCTCTTTCCACTTGGAAGAAGTTCCGAACTTCCATCCATTGGATTGCTTCTGAGTGTTGTTCCATCTGTAGTTGTTCCCAACCTTCTTCCAAAGATTGTGGTGAAGAGGTTTGTAAATGTCGATGCAAGTTCTGGTGTAAATGTATCTGGTGAACCACTATCTGTAACAGAACCAGCGGCAGGGTTTTGAATCCTTGCAGCAACTTGTGATGCAAAAGATACTTCACCGAACACGTTCCAACCAGCAGGGTGAACAGAACGCCGAATAGATTCTCTCCATTCGTTAATGGACTGTCCAATACGAACAACATAAGAATAGTCTTGATAGTAGAAGGAATCTTGAATACGCATTGTATCTACAGAAACCTTACCCCTATCATTTACAAAGTTACCAACTGTTGTTCCAACCGTTCCAATAGTCGATGTTGCTTGTGCAGGCGATGACTGATAAACAGTTGCACTTGCACCAGTTATAGATGTTATTATATCATCTTGATTAAAAGCAACAGATGTTCTAAGTTCTAAAATATTTCTTGCATTGTCGAAGTCAACTACTGTCGCATTATGACTTGTAAGAGTATCACCGGCAGCAAAAGAACCAACTACATTCTTCACAAGAATATTTCTATTTACTGTGATTGTTGGTGCAGACGAATAATCTAAACCAAAGTTTGTAATAGAGATGCCTTCTAGGTGTCCTACCATTGGAGAGACAGTGGATGCAGCAAAAAGACTTGAACCAGAACCAGAGGATGTTGCACTATCAGAAACCAGAGGAAGTTTAATAAAACCATTACCTCTGTTAATCATATGAACTTTAGTAATCTCACCAATCTCTGCTGGAACACCCAAGTCCGTAAAGGTTGCTTCTTCAATAACAATCTGATCACCATCTTCTAATACAAGATGATCTAGTTCGCCTACTGTTTGTTCCTTACTGATATACTGAATGTCATCATCAGTAACAATAAACTCACCATCTTCTGTAATGATGTTGTCTGGTGATGTTGCTGGTTCTAATAAGAACCCACCCCCAACGACAGCAATCTTTGCACGAACATCTTTGCCTTCAGTGTTTGTTAAGTCGAAACGAAGTTCTTCACCAGCAGTATATCCACTACCACCACTCTCAATAACAATCTCATCAATAGAACCAGCACCAGCAGATTCAACACGAGCAGTTGCAGCGTTGTTACCACCACCGCCTGTAATTTGAACAGGATCACTAGTTGTATGATACGCACCACCAACTGTAACATTTGCACCTGTAACAATACCTTTAACAGTTGCAGAGATTTGTAAGTCTAATGTTGTGTCTGTTGTTGTAACAATTTCACCAGCAGTGA